CCAATGTCGCCAAGGCGTTGATAGGCTTCTCCGGTTAACAAACCGCCAGCAGCAGCAACACCGCCTAAACCTAGGAGCTTCAGTATATCTTCCATTAGTACGTGCCTCCGTCAATGGTTCCTGTTGACAGCGTACCTGTAAACGTCAACGCAGGTATTGTCACTGTGCCTGTAAAGGTTGGTGAAGCAATGTCTGCCTTTGTAGCGATAGCTGTAGATATGGCGTCAAACTCTGTTTCAAACTCAGCGCCCTTAATGATTTTACCGCTGTCTCCAGAAGGTAGACTGTCTTTAGCGGCAAAGTCAGTGGTCTTTGTATAGTTACTCATAGTACTTTACCCATTAGTGCTAATACGTTAATCTCTTGGAGAGACAAACCTGAACCGTCTATGTCTGCTTCCAACCCAATTGTTATAACTCCACCGCCTCCGGTAGTGTTTATGCCACGGCGTGACGTAAGATCACCACCTGTAAACTCTGCTGTACTGTTGTACTCACTTTCGTTAAAGTAACCTGTTACCTGATTACCTACTGTAAACTCTGCAGTCTGAAAGAACGTACCAAAGTCATAAGCCCACTTAAGAAACATAATGGCACTGTTAGCACCAACAATCGTAGGACGTAGCTTCTTAAGTATCTTTAGACGTGAAGGATCACCAAAGGTCAAACCGGGGCTGTAGTATTTGAAACGGTACTTCTCACCGTTATCTCTGTAGCCACTGTACTCACCAATGCCTTCACCGTTGCCAATCAACAACGTACCGTCGTCCTTTCTATTGTAAGCTGTAAAGCCTGTGCCGGGCCAACGTGTTACACGGTAGGCTCCGTTTTCTAGTGTGCCTCGAACGTCGAAGCAGAAGGTTGTGTCCTGAGCAGTAAAAGTTAACAGGTAAAAACCTTCTTCTGGGCTGTACACAGACCTAAAGAACTCTGTTTCATTCTGCAGCAAACCAATAATGTCTTTAGAAATAGTGCTTGACAAACTTGTAATAGGCATTGACTTTTCTTGTATTGTTCTACCAAAGCTTTTGAGTCCCGTGTGTGACAAAAACAAAACGTCTGCGCCCGTGTGCTGCACAGTGTCTCTGTCAACACAACCAACGCCTGCCACAGTATCTGCAAGAGACATTGTTGCTGGGGCTTCTGCTCCTTGGTACACAACAATACTGTGCTTACCAAAGATAATCAATAGACCATTGTGTGCTGCTAATGCTACAATTTCGTCGTACCCGTCAGGCCAAACTTTAGATATGTCAATAGACCCGCTAGTACCACCGGACCAGTCATGGCCTATTAACAAGTCAGACCAGTACACTGTGGACTTGTCGTTGTTTACGTCTGCTGTCCAAAGCCGTCCATAGGCTGCTAATACTTCATTGCCGTACATGGTAGACGCAACACCAGCAGCACCTGTGACGGTACTTAATTTGACTACAGCTGCTCCAGCATTGTCATAAACAAGAGGTTCGTACCCACGTTGGAAAAAGTAAATTTTGTCATTAAAGTTAACCATCTTCCAGTTGTCTTGGGTAATAGTATAACTTCCGGGTGTCTCGTCAACTAACGTAGTTGTACCGCTAATGATCTTGTTATTACCTACAGAGAATATCTTTGTGTTGCCGCCGTTGTCTTCAAACTCTTTAATTGCTCTGATCTTGGCGCTGCCCAATACAGTTTTGTTTGTTGTAATGACACTGTATCCCTTACGTGACGCAATACGACCACGCTTGTCAATTACTGCGTTGTCAGCAATGTCTGCAAACGAAGGGTCTTGAGCCAGCGGAGAATCTTCTGTGTTGATTCCTTTGAAGGCTGGAGCAACAAGATTAATACTTTGTAATTGTTGAGCCATAGCTACCTCACGGCGTATAGAAGATTACTTCTTCTGGGTGCTTTTGAGCGTCTAGTGCAATAGCGTCAGACAGGTACTTATCAGCAATGCTGAAGTATTCAGGAGCAGAAGTGCCTCCCGTTTCTCCACGCTCACGAGCCAACAAAGCGATAGCTAAGTGAATTACAGGCATTGCAGGGATGTCCATTGTGTCATCATTAGCAGACAAGTCAGCAGCACGTTTGACGCAGTTAAAACGAATGGTGTACGCTTTGTCTGGTGTTGGGTAAATGTCAATCTGCGTGTCACCGCTGCTGTCAACACCGTTGTACGTGTAGTACGTAGGCGCACCTGTGCGTGGGTCTGAGATTAAGTAAGCCTCGTCAAAAAACGTAGCTGTCTTGTACTCCATAAACAAGTTAGCTGTGTCGTTGATTACGTTAAGCGCTTTGATTCTATTCTGGCTACCCGTCAGTACGTAATTAAAGACGTCAGCAGTAGTAGTAATCGTTAGGGTAGTCCGAAGTGCTGACCAGTCCCATGCGTCCTCTACCATACGTTTTGCGTCGTTAACAAAGTCACCTACCATTTTTGCATAGGTACTGCCTTGTACAGAAGTTACTTCTTCTTCTCGCATCCTTCGCAATACGTTGTTTACCAAATTTAAATATGTCATGCTCTTCTTCCCGCTGCGTTATTAGCAAGTAAAGCCATTAATTGTGCTGTGTAGTCTGCTTGTTGTGGCAACTGTATTTGCATTAGTTCTGGTGTTGCGTAGCTTAGTCGAGGCAATGCTGTTCTACTAAACATACCACCACCGCCTCCACCAGCTAACTGAGGCATTCCTATGCTTGGTAAGTCTACACTAGGTAAGTCTGGTGTTTCTACACTAGGTAAGTCTGGTGTTTCTACACTAGGCACGTCTACTTGAGGTAAATCTACAGCTACTTCAGGTAAGTTTACGCTAGGCAAGTCTATAGCTACTTCAGGTAAGTTTACGCTAGGCAAGTCTACGTCTAAAAACTCAGGAATGCCTATGTTAATATCAGGCAAGTTTATATCAAAACCGTCGCCTAGACCTTCTAAATCTATACCGGGGTCTGCAAAAGCTAATGTACCTTCTGCGTCTAATCCACTTGATTCATAAGTAGCAAAATCAATAATGTTGTTAACAATATCAGTAGCGTCTACGTCTTCACCAGTTGCTGCGCTAACAGCTGATTCTATAAACGGGTTAAACGCCGCAATAGGAACTGTTGTTTCTCCTTCGCTAAACCAATTATCAACATCAACATTGCCCATGGAATCGGCGTAAGTTTCTCTTACGTAATTTTGTAATTCACTTGTAGCATAAGTAGAAACAGCCCCAAGTGCAATTTCTTCTAAATTTTCTCCTGTAAGAGCGCCTGATGCTGCGCCGCTTGCAATATTAAAAACTGTGTCGTAGTCAGTTCCTAACGTGTCTGCCATATCCCAAATAGCATTATCCACAGCAGCGCCTACTTCTGATCCAGCAGCAATTTCCCCTGCTCTAAAGGCATCTCCTATGTATTCTAAACCGCCTGTGATAGCAGCAGTAGCCAAAGAACTAGCATCAACGCTTCCTGTTACGGCTCCTTGAACAATAGCACTGGCTAAAGCGTTAGTTCCTGCGGCACTAGCAAAACCACCAAGAGAAGCTCCTCCTGCTGCTCCTCCTGCTGCTCCTCCTGCCGCTCCTCCTGCCGCTCCAGCAGTACCAAAAGCAGCGCCTAAAGCTGCGCCTGCTCCTGCCGTTAGTCCACCAATAACTGCAACCTTAACTAAATCACCTAAACCAAAGCTATCGTCTATTTCTCGTATTTTGCGGGTAATAAAACCAGAGCCGTTCCACTGGGCAGACCAAACATCTCCGTCTTCGCCCATGAATTCAATACTTCTTTGAGGATCAATACCGTACTTTTCATTCAGCGCTTGAACACCCTCTGACAAAGCAAATGAGTTATACAAACCTATTGGATTACCTTCTTCTGCTTCATCAGAAAACAACTGATAACCTTCAGTAGCGTCTACAGTAGTTCCATCTGGAAGCGGTATATTACCTAAGTTAAGATAACTAGCAACACTGCCTAAAGCTTGGTTTGCAGCTAAAGCCCCCATTTCAACATCACTATAACCTAAAGCTTCTTGATCTAAAGTAACTTCCGCTTGGAATCGTTCAGAATCTTCTTCTGGTATGTCCCACCAAGGGTTTGCTTCGTTAAGGTTTTGGTTCAGTAATGCAGCGTATTCTTCCGAATAATTTTTAAAATTTTCAAAAGAACCAAATTGGTTTTCTAAAAGAGGTTGAGAATCGTAGTAATTTTTAAGGCCTTCTTCGCCAGTTTCTTGTACATTAACTAAAAAATTCCCTGAAGACCCACCTAAGCCACCGCCTTCATATCCATGCTCAGAACCACGAGATCCTCCGTAGTTTGAGTCAGTAATGTAATACTGAGGTGTATCTTCTACAACAGTTTCAGTTTGGGCTTCGGTTTCTGGTGCCGAAGCAGGCATTGGTTCAGGCACTGGTTCAGGCATTGGTTCAGGCACTGGTTCAGGCATTGGTTCTGCTCTGCCCGTAATAATATTAATAGGAATACCAGTAGGCTCAGGAGACGGGTCTAACGGCTCTGTAGGCGTAGTCTGCCTAACTGGAGGTTGTCCCGGCTGCGCAATAATAGGTGGAGACTCATAAGGGCTTTTTGTTGTTTTTGTTGGATCTGACGTAGGAATAACAATAGGCGCTTGTTTAATTGGCTCAGGAGTCGTAGGCGTTGCAGGAGGAATAGGTAACATACCGCCGGGTTGTGCAATAATAGGTCCAGAGTCTATAAAAGGCCCTTGTCGTTCAACAGTTTGTACTGGTGGCTCTGGAGCTAATACAGGAACTGGCGCAGGTGCCGGAACTGGAACTGGGGCTGGTTCAAACTCTGGGAAATACTCAGGAAAAATACTTTTTACGACTGAAGGCTCTTCTACAACTTCAACAGGTTCAGGCTCTGGAACCACTACAGGAACAGGTTGTGGTACAGGAGAAGGAGCAGAAGGAGGAATAGGAAGCATACCACCGGGTTGTGCTATGATAGGAGGAGATTGATAAATTTCCTCTTTAGGTGGTTGATTTTGTACTTCTGGCGGTAAAATTAATTCTGGTGTTGTTGGCGTTGGAGCAGGCATAGGCGGCTTTATACCACCTGTTGTTCTAACTGGTTGTTGTTTAGTAGGCGCAGGTGCTGGAGCAGGTGCTGGAGCAGGCTCAGGAATGGGCAGCATACCACCGGGTTGTGCTATGATAGGAGGAGACTGGTAAATGTCCTTGGTTGTCTTTGGAGGCGCAGGTGGATTAAGAACAATAGGGGCTTGCTTAGTAGGCGCTGGCGCAGGCTTAGGCGGTGCCTTTGTAGTTTTGGGTGGTGTTTTTGTAGGCGCAGGAAGTTGCCCACCGGGATTAGCTATGATGGGGCCAGAGTCTATGTAGGGTTTTCTTGTCTGAGCAGGACGCTGCATTGTTTCTACTGGAGCCGTAGGCAGTTGAACAGTTGTTCCAACCGTGGGTCTAGTAGTAACAGTAGGATACACTAATGTCCTGTTGTCAGTGAACATTCCTCTTGTAGGTCGTCTAGCCATTTACTTTTCCCTCGATACGCCCTTGGTTTTTTCATAAGAACGCATAGCACCAAGACCAAGCATACCCATCAGTACAGGCATCATAGTCTCTAAGTCAATGAGTGGTATAGTGACTTCAATAGCCAACAGAGCCAGTACAAAGTTAGTGAAGGGGATAACCATAAAGTTACCCATCATACCCAAGACACAGCACCAGCCTACTGCAGGTCTCCAACCAGAGACAAACAAGGACTTATGTGCCGCTTCTACTTTGTTAACCTCTAGCTGTGCCTTAGCAAGCTCCTGAGCGTGTCTCTGAGCCATTGTAGCGACTTCATGAGCAAGCCTAGCCTTCTGGTCCTTGTCCTGCACAAACTTGTCTAGAAGCCCTGTGACAGGCCCTATGAGCGACTCAATCATCGAGCAAACTCCAAGATAGCAATAGCCATAGTGACGATGATAGCAATAGACGCAAAGCCTCCTGTCATCATCTTCTCTAGTTTGTCAAAGCGTTGATTGTGTGCGTCCAGTTGCATCTGGATCATTTCGTAACGAATGCTACACTCACGCTCATGAGCTTCTAACCGACTTATTGCTTGCTCTAGGTCCGACATGACTATTCCTTACCGCTCTGGTTCTCCACAGTTACCTGTGCATTTAGTTTACCTATCTCTACTTCAATCTTGTTTAGTTGCCTGCGTAACTCGTGTATCTCCACGTTGCGTTCTTCCAGAGCCATAATCTTAGCGTTTTGTATAAGATCGTCTGGTAACGCACCACGCATACCCAAAGGCCATTCACGAACAAACGCAGAGTTTTCCAGTATGTTCATGTTCTGTATTTCCTGACCGTGTTCAATAGAGATGATACGAGTGTCAAGAGTTACGTAAGCAGTAGTAGCCATAACGATACCAGCACCAAGAGCAACTAAGTTCCTTAGCGGTATAGCTACCTTGGTGTTGTCATCAATCTCAGGCATTACCAAGGCATCCCATCAGCAGA